AGGGTACGACGAGTGCGAGAACCAGTGCCCCATGCGCCGCTGGAGGGGACAGGCATGATCGACCGGACCCTTGACTGGCGACCCAAGCCCGACCCGCGCTCCGCCGCGTTCCGGTTCTCCGCCATCCCCATGTGCTCCACCCTCGCGGCCCGCCCCAGCATCCTGCGCACCAAGAGGGTGTGGCTCAACCAAGGACAGGAAGGCGCCTGCACCGGATTCGGCGCCGAGCACACCCGCGCCCTCACCCCCTACGGCCAGCGCACCAGTGACCAGATGGCCCGCGACGTCTACTACCTCGCCCGCAGGCAGGACGAGTGGGAAGGCGAGGACTACGAAGGCTCCAGCGTCAACGGCGCCATGAAGGCCCAGCGCCTGATGGGGCTCATCAAGTCGTGGAAGTGGGCCACCACCACCGCCGAAGCACGGCACGGTGCCTCCTACCACGGCGCCGGAGAGGCCGGACTCTGGTGGTGGACCGGGATGTTCGACACCGACGCCGACGGGTTCATCCACCCCACCGGCTACAAGGAGGGCGGACACGCCCTCGCGTACGCCGGGTACCGCATCATCAACGGACAGGTCGCGCACCGGCTGGAGAACTCGTGGGGTCCCGACTGGGGCGACAACGGCGGCGCGTGGATCACGGAGTTCGACTTCAACATGCTCCTCACCGACGACGGTGAACTGGCATTCCCAACCAAGGTGAGGTTCTGATGTGTAGTTGCGAGTACCACTGGGACAAGTCCAAGAAGTGCACCTGTAACTGCGAGCACCACTGATGGGCTCGTGCAGGTGCGGTGGCAAGACCGTGAAGTTCAAGACCGGGCAGATCAAGAAGGCGTCCATCGCCAAGGGCGCCCCCATCAAGAAGGGCGGCGACTCGAAGAACATGACGGCGCGCGCCCGCAAACTCCGAGCAGCAGCCATCAAGAAGGCGAACAAGAACGCCACCGGCTGCGAGTGCACCCAGTAGGAGAGACATGCACATGTTCGTACTCGACCCGCCCACGGCCTACCCGGGCCTGCGGTGCTGGAGCCCGTGGAAGTGCATCTGCGGCGTCGGAGGCACGGGAGCCGACGACGCGGCGGCGGAGAACCAGTGGGACCTGCACATGGCGGGCCACTGGCCCGCGTTCACCCAGCCGGGGTTCGGATGCGAGCCCTTCGAGTGGAAAGGAAAGACCCTGTGGTCACGGAGATGATCCGTTCGGGGATGGTGCAGTTCCACCCCGCGCTCGAACCGTTCCTCGTGGACATCGACCGCGTCGAGTGCCACCCCGAGAACTACAACAACGGCGACGTGGAAGCCATCATCGCCTCGATCGAGACCGACGGCTTCTACAACGTCATCAAGGTGCAGGCATCCACCGGCTACATCGTCGCGGGCAACCACTCGTGGATGGCCTGCAAGGAACTGGGCGCCGAGAAGGTGCCGGTGGTGTACCTCGACATCACCGACGAGGTCGCGCGCCGGATGCTCATCAAGGACAACTGGATCGCCAGCCTCGCCAAGCCCGACAACGGGCAGATGCTCGCCCTCATCAAGCGGATCGAGGCAGAGTCGGGGCTCTACGGCACTGGCGTACAGGAGCACGACCTCGCCACACTGGAAGCGCTCACCCAGATGACCAACGAACACGACGAGTTCGGACAATGGCCCACCATCTGCACCACGGTCCCACCCGCCACAAAGAAGGCGTACTACGAGATGACGGAGTCCGCCGTCGGGGACCGGGAGCGGCTGGAACTACTGATGAGACTCGCGGGATGGAAGTCATGAACATGAACATGGACCTGCACGGCTGCGCCCGCTGCGACGGCGAAGGCCACAAGGCGCTGTTCTTCCAGCAACTCACCCACCCGGTCCTCGTGGACGGGGTGGAGGTCTTCACGCACTGGGCGGTCTGCCCCACCAACGGCGAGCCCATCCTGATGGGGTACCGCTGATGGAGGGCATGGACGGCCAGATCACCGAGCAGATGCAGGGCCGGACGTTCTGCCACCAGTGCCCCGTCTGCCGGATGTGGCAGGTCGACTACACCGAGTGGGTCTACCTCACCGACGCCACGCTGAAGGCGGCACCCGACGGGTCACTCTCGGCGGACCTCAGCCTGTGCGACCGCATGGTGGAGGACGTCGTCGCCGACCACTACAAGGCCGAGCACCCCGAGGAGTACGCGGCAGTGAAGAGGTAGGTCAGACGCGGCGCGCGAGCGCGAGAACGACCAGTACGACGACCACGATGACGATGATCCAGAGGAGAGTGCTCATGCGCCTAGTGTGCACACGTTGTGGGGCCGAGGAACAGTCCACACGCCGCAGCGAGGACAAGATGGACGAGGACGCCACCCACCTCGGATGGATGACCGGACTCCCCAAGGGGCAGAAGTGGTGCCCGAGGTGCGCCACCGAGCCCTACGTTCGACGTACGGTGACGCCATGAGACAAGACCCCACCGATCCGACGGGAGTCTTCGACGACTCCCCTCGTGGCAACAAGGAGGTGAAGCGCGCCCGCGACCGCAAGGCCAACGCCGCACTCCAACTCCACATCGCGGGTCTGATCCCCGACGAGATCGCCGAGCAGTTGGGCTACCCCGACGGTGGCGCGGTCCGGGTCGCCATCGAACTCGCACTGGAGCGGGAACTCCACGAGGAGTCGCGCAACGAGATGCGCAAGATGGTCGGCCTCCGGCTCCAGCGTCTCACCAAGGCCGTCTGGGCGAAGGCCATCGACCCCAGCAGCCCCGAGCAACTGGCCGCACAGCGCGAGGCGCGTGCCAACCTCGCCGAGTTCACCCGCGTCTTCGGCCTCGCGGCCCCGACCGAGATGGTCGTGCACACCCCCACCGCACAGGAACTGGAGAACTGGGTGACCACCGTCGTGAGCAAGTCCGTCCCGCAGTTGGAGGAAGCCGACATCTTCGAGGGCGAGGTGCTGGAGGACTCCATCACCATCCCCGACCCCAACGGCGACCCCGACGTCACCGGGACCCCCGACCCGCCCACCGACCCGATCCCCGACCCTGACCCCATCGAGTTCTGATGCCGTTCCGACTCGACGAGTTCAAGGCGAAGATTCAGTTCATCGTGCCCAACAACTTCCCGGTGCTCATCAACCGGGCTGCGGAGGAGCGGAACATCCCCTCCCAAACCCGCTACCTCCAGTTGGCCCTGTGCCGCCAACTCGCGGAAGACCTCGGGCTCGACGAGGACGAACTCATCCGCACCCTGCCGCCCACGAGGACGAACGCCTCCGTGCTGTTCGACGGCAACCGGCGGGCGGTCAGTCGCAAGGCTCCCCGAATCGGCAGGTGAGCCGTATGATCGTGGTGTGCCCAAGGTTCGCTGGAGCGTCAAGTGCGCCGGAGGGTGTGGGCAGTGGCTCACCTCCGGCACCTTTGCGACGGCGCTTCACGGAGGGATGTGGTGTGACCCATGCCTGACCCGACACCGGGCAACCCTCACGGGAAGTGGAACTTCCCCCACGCCCGTGTCGACCAGCGACCCCCGCGATGGAGCGACCCGTGGCTCACCTTGCTCCTGAGCGGTGGTCGTGGCTCGGGGAAGACGAGGACCGGCAGTGAGATCACCCACCGCGTGGCGTCGAAGGTCCCCCGGATCATCCTCATCGGTGCCACCGGCCCCGACCTCCGCGAGACGATGGTGGAAGGTCGCTCGGGCATCCTCGCCACCTCGCCTCCCGGACAGCGCCCCGAGTGGGAGCCGTCGAAGAAGAAGTTGACGTGGCCCAACGGCTGCGTCGGACAGGGCTTCTCTGCGGAGGAGCCCGACCGTCTGCGTGGCCCCGAGTCGGCGTTCATCTGGGCGGACGAGCCCGCTCACTACGACTACGTCGAAGAGGTGTGGTCGAACATGCAGTTCGGCCTCCGCATCCCCGGCATCGACCCAAAGATCATCGCCACCACCACCCCGCTCCCGACGAAGTGGATGAAGGCGCTCATCGCCGCCGACGACACCATCACCCGTCGCGTCTCCACCTACGCCAACCTGCACAACCTCGCCCCCGCGTTCCGCAAGATGATCCTCGACAAGCACGAGGGCACCCGGCTCGGACGGCAGGAGTTGCACGGTGAACTCCTCGAAGACGTCGAGGGTGCCCTGTGGAACTGGGACATGTTCCAGTGGATCGCCGAGGAGGACGTACCGCAGATGACGCGCATCGTCACCGCCGTCGACCCCGCCGGTACCGCCAACAAGCGCTCCGATGAGACGGGCATCATCAACATCGGCATCGGGGTCGACAAGTGCCTCTACGTGTTCGACGACCACACCGGGAAGTACTCCCCCGAGCAGTGGGCGCGCACCGCGAACGACGCGCTGGAGCGCCGACAGGGAGACGCCATCGTCCCGGAGAAGACCTACGGTCAGGACATGGTCCGCTTCACGCTGGAGAACGCGGGCTACAAGGGGGCGCGGATCATCCCCGTCGACTCACGGCGCGGGAAGGCGATCCGGGCCGAGCCCATCGTCGCACTGTACGAGAAGAAGCGAGTCTTCCACGTCGGCAAGCAAGGCGACCTGTCCGATCTGGAGGACGAACTCACCACGTGGGTACCCGGCGGCAAGTACCCCTCCCCCAACCGGCTGGACGCCCTCGTGCACGGCGCCACCGAACTCGCGAAGCACATCCTCCCCGCACAGATGGCGGACCCCAACGTGGTCCTCCGTCACCTGCGGGCCGTCTAGTTTTAGCCATTAAAAAGGAGAGCCATGTCCGAGTTCGCATGGGTGTGTGCGGCGATCGTCACGATCACCTCCGCCGCGCGCATCACCCGCCTCGTCACAGCGGACCACTTCCCACCCTCTATCTGGGTCAGGATGAAGTGGCACGAGGTCACGAAGGACAACCACTGGTCGATTCTGGTCGACTGTCCGTACTGCTTCGCAGTCTGGGCGAGTGGTTTCGTTCTACTCTGGGGGTACCTCGCCGACTTCCACTGGACGTGGTGGCTGTTCAACGGGTGGCTGGGAGCCGCGTACCTCGCGGCCATCATGGTGATCTTTGACGGCGACGACTGAGGGGTAGGACATGGCGAATCGACGAGGGCCAGCAGCGGTCGAGGCGGTCATCCCGACCACCTCGCTCGTGGCCTCCGCCGTCCGGTACACCGGAGGCAAGGCCGCACGCATCTACCAGTCATCCAAGGACTGGCAGAAGGAGTGCTACCGCCACTACGGCATCTGTGGCGAGGCGCGGTTCGCCGCCAACTTCTTCGGGCACGCCCTGTCACGGGCCGTGCTGAACGTCGCGACGTACGACGGGCAGGGCAAGCAGGTCCCCTCCACCGGGGAGTCGGCGACCATGCTCGACGACATGTTCAACGGCAAGGCCGGACAGTCGCAGATGTTGAAGGCGATCGGCACCCACCTCACCATCGCAGGCGAGTGCTACATCGTGGGCCGTGACGTCCAGCCCGCCGACGTAGAGGAAGGTGTGCCGCCTACCGAGGCGTACCAGTTGTGGGAGGTCGTCTCCGTCATGGAGATGGCGGTCCAAGGGAAGAACTGGAAGATCAAGTACGGCGACGGCACCAAGGACGTCGACCTCACCGACGACGACGTGGTCATCCGCATCTGGCTCCCGTCCCCCGACAAGCGCATCGAGGCGGACTCGCCGTTCCGTTCGCTGCTCCCGATCCTGTCGGAGATCGAGTGGCTCACCCGCCACGTCTTCGCGCAGATTCAGTCGCGGCTCGCCGGTGCGGGCATCCTGTTCCTCCCGCAGTCCATGACCTTCCCCGCGCCCCCCGAGATCGAGGGCCAGCAGGTCGAGATGAACGAGGCCGAGGCGTTCCTCCGCTCGTTCGCCGACGCGCTCATCAAGCCGATCGAGGACCCCTCGTCCCCGTCGGCCATCGTCCCGTTCATCGTCACGGCCCCCGCCGAGGCGATCGACAAGGCGAAGTTGATGCACTTCTGGTCGAACCTCGACGCCGAGTCGAAGGCACTCCGGCAGGAAGCCATCCACCGCTTCGCGCTCGGCATGGACCTCCCGCCCGAGCAGGTGCTCGGCATGTCCTCCAACGGTGGCACCGGCGGCGGTACCTCGAACGGCGTCTCCCACTGGGGGGCGTGGCAGATCGAAGAGTCCACGATCAAGTTGTTCATCGAGCCGATGCTCGACGTGGTCGCCAACTCCATCACCGTCTCGTACCTCCGCCCGGTCACCGGCGAGGACGACTTCATCGTTCCCGACACCTCCGCCCTGCGGCTGCGGCCCGACCGGTCGCAGGAGGCGATCCTCCTCTACAACCTCGGGGTGCTGTCGGCGAAGAGACTGCTGGAGGAGAACGGCTTCAGCGAGGACGACCTCCCCTCCCCCGACGAGCGGAAGGAGTGGCTGCTCCTGAAGGTCGCCAGCGGGTCCGCCACCCCGGAGCAGGTGGGCGCGGCGCTCGGGGAACTGGGGGTGGACCTCGGTCCCCTCTCGCTCCCGGAGGCACAGCCGCGCGAGTCCCGGCCCGACCCCAGCATGGAACCACTCCCGCTGCCCGAGGCCCCGCCGGACCAGTCCGCTCTCCTCGCGGCCTCCGAGGGTCTGGTGTTCCGGGCGCTGGAGCGGGCAGGCAACAGGCTTCGCAACGACGGGACGAAGCCCCCGTGTCCCTCCTACGAGACGCACACCCTCGTCCCCGTCAACGGCAATGCCGACTACCTCCTCACCGACGCATGGTCGTGTGCGCCGCAGGTGCTGGAGGGGATCGCCGACACGGAGAAGGTGACCGCCATGCTCAACGCCTACTGCAAGACCCTGTTCGCCAGCCAGATTCCACACAACCGGGACCTGCTCGCGTCGTGGCTGGACAAGGCTGACCTGTCATGAGGCTGTTCAGCACCGAGGAGTTCGCATCCCGCCGCCGCTCCGCGCAGACCCGGATCGAGGAAGCCCTCCACCCGATCGTGGAGGAGGCGGTCGACACCCAGACCGACACCTCCGGCTGGGACGAACTGCTCGACGAGGTGGAGGAGCAGTACCAGATCGCCTACCGCGAGGACGGCGAAGGCGAGGCGCCTCCGCTGCCGTCGGGGTGGAAGGCGGAACTGCTGGAGTCGCTGCGTCAGACCACCGCTCCCCGGGACGACCGCACCGTCAACAACATCTCCATCTGGCTGGCGACGTGGGTGCTCTCACAGGCCACCATCGCCGCCACCAACGAGGACCCCGAGGACCTGCTGCTGGAGTGGGTCGACATGGGCGACAGCAACGTGCGCGCCTCGCACGCCAAGACCTCGGGGCAGCAGCGTCCCCCGGGTGAGCCGTTCAACGTGGACGGCGTGGAGATGCCCTACCCCGGCTGGCCGGGCGCTCCGATCGAGTTGTGGATCAACTGCCGCTGCACGCTCCGGCCCGTCATGGCCGACGAGTTCACCGCTACGACGACCACGATGGGGCAGACTGGCCCCGAGGCTCTCACCGCAGGAGGAGACATGGACGACGAGATCACCGAGGTGGCACCCGAGGAGGTGAACACCCCCATCGAGGACATCAGCGTGAACTGGTACGGCGTCATCACCGTCGAGGACACCCGCTCCGGTGACGGGCGCAAGTTCGCTGCTGGTTCCATGCTCACCCGCCCGCTCCCCCTGCCCCTCACGTGGCAGCGCACCTCCGCCGACGGCCACGACGGCTCCGTCACGGTCGCGAAGATCGAGCGCCTGACCCGCGTCGGCAACGAGATCAGGGGCGGCGGCTCGTTCATCGTGAACGCCGAGGCCGACGAGGTCGTGGGCCTGCTCGGTGAGTTCGGTCGGTACGGCGTGAGTGTCGACGCCGACGACGTGGAGTTCGAGTTGGACGAGGAAGCCGAGGAGATCGTCTTCACGAAGTCCCGCGCCTGCTCCGCTTCCATCGTCTCCATCCCTGCCTTCGCCGAGGCGTACGTCTCGCTCGGCGACGCCCCCGACGACTTCTTCGACGGAGGTGAGGACCTCGCCACCGAGGGCGTGGACAGCGAGGACGAGGCTCTGGTCGCCTCCGTCGGCTTCAAGGACCTCGCCCCCGGCAAGACCGAGGACGGTCCCGGCTGGCTCACCCACCCGGTGGACACTGACCGCCTCCGCGACTACTGGGTCCGTGGCCCCGGTGCCGCGAAGATCGGGTGGGGCACCCCCGGCGACTTCAACCGCTGCCGCCTCGCCGTCGCCGAGTACGTGAAGCCCCAGTACCTCGCGGGCTACTGCGCCAACCGCCACTACGACGCCCTCGGCTTCTGGCCGGGACGCCCCGTGCGTGGTGACAGCGTCCCGTTCTCCGAGCGCGATGGTGAGATGGCTCCCGCCGTCAGCATCGTTGCCTCCCGCTCCAGCGAGATCGAGGCTCCTTCCGGGTGGTTCAAGGACCCCGAGTTCACGGAGAAGACCCACTTCACCGTCACCAAGGAGGGTGAGGTCTTCGGGCACATCGCGACGTGGGACACCTGCCACGGCAAGTTCACCGACCAGTGCGTCCTGCCGCCCCGGTCCATGACCAACTACGCCCACTTCGCCACCGGTCAGGTGCTCACCGACGAGGGTCCGGTCAACACCGGCCCGATCACCATCGCCCTGTCGGAGCAGCAGCGAGCACACGCACCCGACCGGCTGCGGATGCGGCCCGCTGTGGCGCACTACGAGAACACCTGCGCTGCCGTGGCTGACGTCGCTGTCGGCGAGGACCAGTTCGGCATCTGGGCACACGGCTGGGTGCGTCCCGGCACCACCCCCGAGCAGATCGCAGCCCTGCGCGCCTCGGACGTGTCCGGTGACTGGCGTCTGGCCCCGCAGTCGGACTCGCTGGAGATGATCGCCGCACTGGCCGTGAACTCCGGCGGCTTCCACACCCCGCGTGTCGCTGCCTCCATCCAGAACGGGCAGCAGATCAGCCTCGTGGCCGCTGGCTACCTGCCCGCCGAGGAGGAGCAGCAGGCCGCTCCCGAGGGCATGGAGAAGTTCGCTGAGATGATCGCCGAGTTCATCTCCCACGAACTCGCCGCGCGCACGGAGCGCAAGAAGGAGATGGCGGCGCTTGCTGCCCAACTGGAGGAGGAGAACTGATGGGCTGCAACTGTGGCGGTAGCACCAACAACGGGTGGAACTACGTCGCCCCCAACGGACAGGCGACCACCTACCCGACCGAGATCGAGGCGATGGCTGCCAAGGTCCGTGCCGGTGGCGTGGGCGAGGTCAAGAAGGCTCCCTGATGGCGAGCGAGCGGCTTCCCTCTTACCTAGAGCCGGAGTGGGGACCGATCCTCAACGACTACATCCTCGCGCTGGAGGAGCGGATCGACTTGCTGGAGGCGCAGACCGCCAGCACCGTCGGGCCGCAGGGACCTCCCGGCGCCGGTGTCGCGGTCTACCCCGAGTACGCGGGGCTGGAGATGATCTTCGGTCCCGCCCCGCTTCCTCCGGCCAGCACCCTCCCGAACAAGGTGTACGTGGTCCTGCCGGACCCCCTCTGAGAGTAGGAACCCGTGGCGATCGTCTCGTTCTTCGGCAGCACCACGCCTCCGGGCACATGGACGTACGGCACCGACGGCGACCCGTCGATCACAACGGGCACCAACTTCTACTTCGCTGCCGGGTCCCCGGCCCGGGGCGCCTCGTGCGTCGGGGGTCGGTGGTGGTGTCCCGCCGGACAAGCCGGGGAGACCGTCGAGTTCACTCTCCGCGAAGGCGCCAACGACCTCCCGGCGTTCGGCACCCCGGGCTCCAATGTCACATGGGGCACGACGGTCGTGCGCACCGCGTCCGTCGCGGTCACCGACAACACCGCCCACTGGCTCGAAGCGACATGGCCCACCCCGTACACCCTCTCGACCGCGTTCCGGATGCTCTCGGTCGCGACCACCGTCACCTCGAACCCAGACCGCTACCACTTCGGTGCGTCCTTCCGCCCCGGCACAGACCCGGTGCAGAGCATCAACATGTCGACGTGGTACATCTCCGAGGAGAACCTGCCGACCTCGGGTGGGTACAACCACGCGTGGTTCCGGCAGGGCACCGCGTCCGGCTACGCGGCGACCACTGGGTGGTACGGCCACGACGCGCTCATCGACGTCGTCGCGGGCAACGCGCCCCCGACCGCCAACGCGGGCTCGGACCAGACGGTCACCACCGGGACGCTCGTCACCCTCAACGGCTCCGGCTCATCCGACTCAGACGGGTTCATCTCGACCTACTCATGGACCCAGACCGGCGGCACCTCCGTCACCCTGTCCGGGTCCGGGTCCAACCGGACCTTCACTCCCGCGACCGCCGGGGTGCGCACCTTCCAGTTGACCGTCACGGACGACGACGGGGCCACCAACTCCGACACCGTCACCGTCACCGTCAACGCCCCCGGCGGTGGAGGCAACACCCCTCCCACCGCCAGCGCCGGACCCGACCAGAGCGTTGACACCGGAGCGCCGGTCACCCTCAACGGCTCCGGGTCCAGTGACACGGACGGCACAGTGGTGGGGTACACGTGGACGCAGGTCAGCGGACCGAGCGTCACCCTCTCGGGCACAGGGGCCAACCGGACGTTCACGCCCACCACCGCTGGCACCTACATCTTCGGACTCACGGTCACAGACGACGACGGCGCATCCTCCTCGCAGGACACCGTCACCATCACCGCCACCACCTCCTCGGGAGCGCTCACGGTGGCGCAGGAGAACGCGCTCACCCCGACTCACGGTTGGGAGTACTGGCTCGAAGGGATCGACACCCAGTCGATGCCCGCCTTCGGGCGCTCGACCTACTACCTGCCCGGCCAGAACTTCGCCATGTCGGTCAACTACAACCTGCCCTTCACCTTCGACGTCTACCGGCTCGGGCACTACGGGGGCGCAGGCGGCAGGCGAGTGGCTACCGGGATCACCGGCACCCCGACGGCCCAACCCGCCCCTGCGGTGATCGCCAACTCCAACAACGCCGTCACCTGTGCGGCGTGGTCCGTCAACGGGCAGTGGAGCATCCCGATCGACGCCACCCCCGGGTGGTACTCGGTGACCCTGAAGGGCGGCACCGGCAGCGACTTCGGTCAAGTCCTGTTCTGCGTGTCCGACAAGAACAACAAGAAGAACGTCCTGATCGTCACCGGCGACGCGACGTGGCACGCGGCCTACAACGGCTACGGCGGCAACAACATCTACGGGGCCAGCACGGCGATCGGCAGCGCCAACGCCCGAGCGCTGTGCTCGACCTACGACAAGCCGGTCATCACCCTCAACAACGTCCCGCAGACGCACTTCTTCAACAACACCTACCCGTACGTGAAGTGGTCCGAGTCGGTGGGGATCAACGCGGGCTACACCACCATCGAGCAGATCAAGAACGACCCCTCCATCCTCGACGCCCGAGGGCTGATCGTGTGGACCGGGCACAACGAGTACATCCCCCAGCAGGTCATGGACAAGACCAAGGAACTGCTGGATTCCGGGACCAACATGGTCAACATCGCAGGCAACGACTTCTTCTGGCGAGTGAAGTTCACCAACGGCTCGTTCGAGTCCACGACCAACGGTCGCAACATGTGGTGCAAGAAGGACTCCCTCGACGGTCCGTCCGCGATCCGCACCGGCGGCGCGGGTACGCCGTTCACCACCTCCGCCGAATGGACCGGCACATGGCAGGACACCCGCTGGCTCCTGCGCGAGCCGTCGTACGAGTTCTTCGGGGACCAGTTCATCGCCAACGGCATCCGCTCCGATGCAGTCGTCGTGCCCTTCGCGATGAAGACCTCGCCCGCATGGCGCAACTGTCCGGGCATCCAGAGTCTCGGGATCGGTCAGGTCTACGCCTTCGCGGCTGGCACCCTCGGCATGGAGTGGGACCAGCCCCACCCCTCCACTGAACTGGAGTGGGTGCCGTTCTCCCAGAACGACATCCCCCTGCCCAGCAATGCCTCCGACGAGAACGGTGCCATCTACAGCCAGACCGCCACCGGTCAGCACCGCTTCATGGCACTGGTGTCCGGCAGCGCCTACGTGGTGAACTTCAACTCGGACCAGTGGGGCTGGGCACTGGATTCGCTGCACCTGCGAGGGAGTGCCGCCTCCGACATCAACGCCCGGCAGATGATGCTCAACGTCCTCTACGACCTCGGGGCTGCTGGCAACGGCTCCATGATCGTGGGCAGCGGTCTGACCATCCCCACACCGGTGTCCAACTTCGGAGAGGCGTACGGCCTCACGGTCATCGAGCCCCCTCCGCCCGTGGACCCCGCTGGCGCGTACGTCACCGTGGTGGACACCCCGACACTGGACCTGTCCATCAGCGGGGACGGCTCGGAGGAGAACCCGTACGTGCTCTCGGGGGTGGCGTCACCGGAGTTGGGCTACAGCCAGTCGACTCGGATGTTCTACTCCGACGGCGTGAAGTGGCACGAACTCTAGACGCACCAAACCCCCCGGGCGCTTCGGGGGACCGGGGGGTTCAGTGGTGCAGGACTCGTCGCGCGTGCCGTTCCTACGTAACTAGGGTAACCCCAGTCACCCCAAGTCCGGCAACACCCTTACCCGGTTGTCCGTGCGGATCGTCTGCGGCTTCGCTCCGGGCCACACCGCTTCGACCTCGATGACGAACGTCCCGGGGGTCGAGGTGTCACCGGTCTGCCACTCCATCCGCACAGCCTGATCGGGGTCAACGGTGGCGGCGCGCTTGAACGCCATCACCCCGTTCTTGCTCCCGATCACGTACACGGTGGTGGCAGCCACGAGCGGGAGAACGACACCCCGGTCTTCGAGGTCGATCACGAGGTCGGGCTTCAAGTCGCCCCGTCGCATCTCCAAGTCCGTCATGTCCTGATCCTCGCTCTCGTGTAGTCCCGGCGGATCGAACCGGTGCTGTTGATCCTGATGGTCCCACGGACGTGGCTCACTCGGATGGAACCAGTGGGGTTGAACAGGTCCGGGGCCGGGACCAGTGACACGTAGCCGGACAGGGTGATGAAGCCGACCGCTGAGGCGGGGGCCGCAGGGAGGGTGACAGCGGTGCCGGTCAGGGTGATGACGCCGGTGGCAGAGGTGGCCGTTTGGCCCCCGATCGTGGCGGTCCCGCCCAGCGTCAGCGTGCCGACGGCACCGGCCTGCGCGGCGGACGTCGCCACCCCTGACAGGGTCAGGGTTCCTGTGGCAGAACCGGCGACTAGAATGCTCGCCGTGCCCGTCAGGGACAGCGACCCGGAGGCGGTCCCCCGGGCTGCCGTCCCAGCGGTGCCGGTCAGCGTCAACGACCCAGACGCCGAAGCCGGGAACTCGCCGGTCAGGGAGGCGATACCGGTCAGGGTCAGAGCGCCGGACGCACTACCTGCGCCCCGCGCCGCCCCGCTACCACTCAGGGTCAGCGACCCCGAGGCCGACACTGTACCGCTCGCGGTGGTGGTGCCGGTGAGGGCCAGTGAGCCGGACGCGGAGGCGACGGCACGAGCAGCGGCAGTCCCACTGAGGAGGAGAGCCCCGCTGGCTGCCGCACGAGCCTGTCCGACCGCCATCCCTGACAGTGTCAGGCTACCGCTGGCTGAGGCCGCCGAACTCGTGGACCCCGTGACGGTCGGGGGCAGTGCGGTGATGACGATGCCCACAGGGCCACCGCCACTGACAACGGTGCGACCGATCACCGTGGGAGCCTCGGCGACCATCGTCACGACAGCGACAGGGACGGCCAACCGCACGCCAGTACCACCGGTGCCCGTGAGCGTCAGGGTTCCTGTGGCAGAACCAGTTGCTCGCGTGGTGGCCGCGCCCGTGAGGGTCACGGAGCCGGACGCCCCCGCGACACCCCGTGCTCCCGCGCTGCCACTGAGGGTCAGTGACCCTGATGCCGAAGCCGCGCTCGCACCACTGGCGGGCGCAGCCGTGCCTGCCAGTGTCAGCGCTCCCGACGCCCCCACAGGAGTCCGCGTCCCCGCCGTGCCGGTCAGCGTCACCGATCCACTGGGCGAGGCTGTGCCCGGAGCAGTTGCCGTGCCCGAAAGGGTCAGGGACCCAGTTCCACTCGCGCTCGTGCCGCCCGAGATGCCGAGAATCTCAACTGCCGCGATGCTGTACTTCTGCCCGGACGGCGCGGACAGCCCTGCCGTCTTCGCGCCCGCCGTGCCCGCGTTGAGGTCGGCACCGACGTAGACGGTCATCTGCGCGGAGTTGCGGAAGTAGGTTCGCTCGTTCGACGTAGCGCCGTTCACGGTGCGCCACGTCCGCGAGGCGCCGTCGATGGCGTTCCAGTCCCCAATCCCGACAGTGATGGCCGAGTCGGCGGCCCCAGTCGTCAGGCTCAGTGACGGTGCACCCGACGAGGCGTTCGTCTTGTTGCTCGCCCCGACGCCCGACGTGGCGGTCCAGTGGACGACGGTGAACCCGAAGCCCACGGCGGTGGAGCCGGAGCCCTTCGTGCCAACTGCGGAGACGGTCATCCCTGTCTTCGCGCCCGACATGACCGCAGTCCAGATCAGCACGCGGCAGTAGTCCGTGACCTGCACGTCCTGCCGCAGCGTCCACGTCTCCGCGCCCTGCGTGTTCGTCGGAGTCGCCATGTTGTGCGAGTTGCCCGGGATCGTCGTGTCGGCGTTCTCCGTGATGCCGACACACACGAGCACGTCGCCCGCCGCCGCGTTGAACGAGGCCGTCGTCTTGGTCGAGTTGTGCGCAACCTGCGAGAAGGTTGTCTCGTAGTCAGCAACGAGGTTTGGTGCCGCCACGATGCCTCCTACGGCTCGTTCAGGATGGTGCCCTGATAGTCGGGCGGCGTGTTGGCCCAGTTGTAGTTCCCCGTCCACGTCGTGGTGACGACACGACTGTTGGCGGTGACGCCAGCGTAGGCGTACGCGCCGTACGAGCGGGTACGGCAGTTGGTGACCCGCAGGTCCTTGCAGTCTTCGAGGGTCATGCAGTAGCCGGAGCCCTCGAACATGCAGTCGGTGAGGATGATCGGGTCGTTCAGCGCCCGCGACGCCTGATTGCCCTGATAGGTGTCCTGCGTGAAGAACGCACCCGTCGTGGAGCCTTGGTTGCAGTCGAACCGGCATCGCGTCAGGTAGATAGTGCCGCCATCGGCACGGGTGGTGAACCCGTCACGGTGCTGCGCCCCGCCATTGTTGTCGGGGTCCTGACCGTAGCCGTAGCAGTCGACGACATTGGCCCCAAGGCCGGTGACATTGATGAACAGGGTTCCGCCGGTGAAGCGGCAGTTGTTGATGGTCACCGTCCCGGCTGCCCCGTAGTAGGGGTTGGCATTGATGGACACACGCTCCGACCCACCACTGCCGGTGATGATGATGTCGCAGTCGTTGAACTGCACGTTCGACCCGGATATCTGGATCGGGCCGAACGCGGCCTCGATGTGGCACTCGTTGAACACGGCATTGCTGCCGGGAGCGAGGACGGTGGAGAGGTTGAACCGACGGCGGGTGTGAGTGCCGGTGATGTTGGCGTTCAGACCACCCCACGCGGGCAGCCCCGAGTAGACGGACAGGTCACCGGTCGTCAGGCCCTTGGAGGCTAGCCCCACATTGGAGGGTGTCTTCAGCCAACCGGGCACCGTACCGCCACCCTCGACGGTGGTGCGGTCCTTCTTGCGAGCGCCTCGCACCTCAATGGGCGGCATGGAGGGTCACGTCCGACTAGCGGTGATGATGCCTGCGGCGTCCCAGTTCAACTCGAACGGGCCGGTCGAGGAGGGCACGTCTGCTCCGAAGTCGATCAGCACCAGCAGGGGGGAGGTCGCGGCGGTGCCCGTGTCCCGGTAGATCACTGCGTACCGGGCCACCAGCGTGGACGGGTTCCACGAAACGTCCGCCGCGTCCAGTGTGAGCGTGTCCGTGCTGCTGTTGTACGTGAGGGTGGGTGAGGTCAGAGTCGCCCCACCTGCCGTGTAGCCGGTGCCCGTGACCTCGTTCGTCAAGGACGAGCGGTAGCGGTGAGTGTCCGTGTTCGGGGTGTAGGCAGAGGTCAGCAGCAGCACCTTGATCGTGTGCGTGTCGAAGTCGAACTCTGCGTTGAACAGCGAGGTCAGAGCCGGGCCGTACACAGAGGCAGTGACGGCCATGTGACTACGACGCCCCGAGCGACAGCGCGCCCGCTGCGACCGTGATCGTCACAGCGGTCACCGAGGACATCGTCATGCCGATGCCGAAGGTGCCAGCGGTGCTCGCCGAGAACGTCCCCATGTGGGTGTTCGCCGTCGAGCCGGTGGTGGTGAAGGAGGCGGTGCCGGAGTTCGTCTTGGTGCCACCGGACGCGGCGTTCCACGTCATCGCCTGCCGGGCGTAGCCGCCGCCCGTGGCCTCGGACGCGCCGGTGGTCGAGGTGGTCGCGGTGTGCAGGCTGATGAAAGCCAGCAGGTTGGTCGCGCCACCAGAGAGGCCGTCGAGGGCTTGGTTGGTAGCGGTGGGGGATGCGAGTGCCATGACAGATCAGCCCTTCCGAGCGGTGCCAGCGGGCTTGCCCTTGAAGCGGCCCGGGTGCTTCGAGAACTTCTTGGGAACGTCGTGCACGAAGGAGCGCTGGACGAGGTTGCCGTCGGCGTCCTTCTCGATGTCGTCGGGGTGCCCCTCCTCGGCGTAGCGCTCGCCGATCAGGAAGGCCACCTCCTCCGCCTTCTCCAGTGAGTCGACGTACACGTGCGTCGCGCTCACGTCGACTTCGGTCCCGTCCTCCGTGGTGACGGTCCCCTTGATCGGTCCGGTGAGGACCGCGTGCGTCTCGTTGCTCATCATGGCTCCTCGCCGGTAGGTGGTTCAGCCCAAGTGTGCCTTGCCTCCGCGCTTTTAGTCACTAAAAACGCGGGGGCACTGGTCAGGCGACAGGAGGGTTGGGGGGCTGGGGCTTGGCGGGAACCTCGGGGCCAGCGGCGCGGGGACCGACCAGCGAGTGGCCGATCCCGTTCTCCAGCAGTCGCACGAGGCCAGCGACAGCAGCAGGGAACGCAGCGGTCAGTGCGGCGACGAACAGGTAGGCGAGGTTGCTCGGGTCCGGGAACGCGGGGGCACCCTGCTGGTTCGCCCACTGCGTCACCTCCTGAATCCAGCCCAGCATCCCGGGTAGGAACAGGCCGATGGTCGTGATGACCCAGACACGGAACGCTGACTTTGCTGCATCGAGCAGGTTGGTGGTGTTCATCGTCATCCCTCTCAGGTGTGCTTGTTGATCTTCTGCCACGTCTCACGCAGCAGTTGCGCCCACGTGATGCGACGGGTGCCCGACGAGGTCTTCACCTCGGTCTGCTCGTTCCACTGCGCGTCGATCTCCTCACGCACGATCTCACGAACCTCGGTGCGCGAGACACTGTTGGCCTGCACGATCTCGCGGATGCGGTCGAAGTCTTCCGGCTTCATCTCGTCTTCCTTCATCTCTCGGATACGGGCAGCCGCCACGGCCACCTCGGCTCGGTTCCCCATGATCTCGAAGTGCATCGCGTCGGGGGTGTTCCACTCGCCACCCCAGCGGATCACTCCCGCCTCGTCGACGATCTTCCTGATCTCCTCCACCTGCGCGACCGTGAAGTTGCGGAGAGTGGGCACGCCGTACGGGTGGCGCGTGGAGTTGTAGTCGATCGCCGTCCCCGAGGCGTGACAGGACAGCGAGTCGTCGTTCGTCGTCTCGCGGTAGGCGAATCCCCAGTCGTCCATCTCGTGCCAACCGGGGGCGTAGATGCGCTCGACCCGCTCGTTCATCTGCTCGGCCACGTACTGCAACACGGTGTAGACGTCGTCGTGGTCGAGAACGCCGGGCACGAACGACTCACCCGCCACCGTCAGCGGTCGAGTAGAGAGGTGCGGGCTGGCAAGCCATCCGTTGTAGGACGTAGCCACATGGGCCTCCTTGGTTGCGTTTACAGAGTCAAGGTACATCCGAATCCGGCGTGTCGTGCCCAACTCCCCCGTCGGCGTGTACCCTCACTTTCAGGAACGTCCTGTGGCCTTGGTGCTCGGTGACAACGCACGTAGTGCAAACGACTTCGTCATTCGTCACCACCAAGGAGCCAGAGATGGACGAGTACAAGGACCTTTCTGTCGAGGAGATCATCGCCCTCCAGAACGAGAAGAAGGCGGCGTTCGTCGCCCTCCAGTCGCAGGACACCTTCTCCGCCGACGAGATCGAGGCGGGCAAGACCCTCGTCGCCGAGATCAAGGCGCTCGCTGCCGAGAAGAAGGCGCGCGACGAGGCCGCTGAGGCGCTCGCTGCCGACGCCGCCGAACTGAAGGACCTCGACATCGAGGCTCTCGGTCAGGAGGACGGCGAGACGCCGCCCGCCGACGAGGAGGGGGCCGATGAGGAGCCCGAGGAGACGGACGAGGAGAAGGCCGCTCGCGAGGCTGAGGAGGCCAAGGCTGCCGAGGGTGAACCGAAGGAGGAGGCGTCCACCAAGCGCACTGTCGCTCGTGTCGCCGCCGCCGTGAAGCGCCCCGCGCTCCCGCAGACCCCCCGCCGCCTCTCCATCACGGCCTCGCAGGACGTGCCCGACTTCCCGACCGGCGCGCAACTGCCGGACATCGAGACGGTGTCCAAGGCGCTGCTCAACCGGATGAACGGCTTCGGCGTCCCGACCGGCGACGGCAAGTCCGAGGACCTGAAGCACCACGGCGTGGCGCAGTTCCGCCTCGACTTCGACGACGACCTCATCATCGACCGTCACTCCGACGACATGGAGGTCCTCTACCGCGCTGCGGACGAGAGCCGCCTGAAGTCCGAGCAGGGCGAGGGAAGCCTCACCGCTGCCGGTGGCTGGTGTGCCCCGTCCGAGACGCTCTACGACTTCTGTGGTGGCGAGACGCTGGAGGGCATCCTCTCCGTCCCCGAGGTGCAGGTGAAGCGT